TACAATCCACTTAACGAAACTATTCCAGTTGCGTTAAAGAGATTCTATCAAATCACGGATAGTAACTATGCAAGTGAGGGCTTTAGTCAAACTTGGTATCCTCACTTATGGCGTATCAAATGTGAGCCGCTTGTCAACAGTGAAGAATTTAGTGATATTCTTAAGGAACCAATCAATCAGGATAACTATCTAGGTGACTGGGATCCTAATAAAACTTATCCGCCAGGCTATACAATTAACTTTGGTGATAAGATTTATGAATCGATTGCTGAAGTTCCAATTGGGGTAAAACCACCTGACCCTGCATATTGGGTTCTTAAGACTAATGACAGTCTTGCAAATATTCTTTCTACGTACAATAAGAATATTGCAATCAATGATGCTGCGTTACAAGAAGCGCAACGACTCGTGCCTAAATCAGGTTATGACACTAGTAAGCTTTATATTGTCCCTACATATGGATTGTACGATACAAATGACACTTTATCCGGTAAAGTAAATCAACCTGCTCCTCCCATTAATGTTAATGTAACCGGTACAGTACCGAATGGAACTGCCGGTTCAGTAGTGTTAATGCGCAATCCAAAATTCAAATATGCGGCTGCAGGAATCAAAGTATCCAAGGCTGCACTACAATCTATCTGGGACATGACTGCTGATAGTGACGGAAGTACATTAGAAGATAAGATTGACAAATTTGTATCTGCTAGTTTAGAACTGGTCGAAGAACGGGCTAAGTTAACTGAGTCAGGAAGTGGTTCAGTTGAAACTACTAAATTATTGTCTGTGCAATCATTAGGTGTTGTCACTGGACCATATGGTACCGCTGATAATACATATGCTACTGCCGACCAAGACCCTGATGCAACTGGATTTACTGCTGATATTACGCAGCAGATGGATTATCGTGCAGATTGTGATCCTAGATTCCAATTCATTGTTCGCTCAAGTCCAAGAAGCTTCGGCTATACTAGCGGATATCTATCGGGTGATGGACAAGCACCGAATGGATATCCAACTGGTGCTGGCATCTCATTCCCGCAAAATCCACAGGTAGGTGATTACTTCTTACGCATTGATTATACTCCGCAACTTCTTTACAGATGGGATGGTAGATTATGGGTGAGAATCAGTGAGAATGTGAGAACTGAAACAGGATTTACCATTAACGATCAATCACAGTTGTCTGGGTTTATTAACAACCAAGCAGAAATCTATCTAAATAATGAAGAACAGTTTATACCACAAGCACAGCCACTATCAAGTGTACTGATGCCTAAAGTTGATCCGGTTCCCCCGACCACTTAATAAAGAGATATAATGGCACAATTTTTTTACGATAATCAGGTTAGAAGATACCTAATTCAGTTTGCTAAGATTTTTAGTAACTGGTATGTTACCAAAGGTAAAGATCCTAACGGGAATGACATCTTAGTACGTGTGCCAATTATGTACGGTGACCAAAGCAGACAAGCATCTACTATCATCGCTAATAACTCAGCAAGTAACTTGCCGTCGGCGCCTATGATTACATACTATATCAGCGGGCTTGAGTATGAACAGAGTAGAACTCAGAATCCTACATTTGTTGAGAAGTTACAGGTGAGACAACGAGCATTAAATCAAGAAACCGGAGAGTACGAACAAGTGCAAGGACAGGCATTTACTCTTGAAAGATTAATGCCAGTACCATATAAACTCAGAGTTACTGTTGATTTTTGGACTACTAACTACAATCAAAAGTTAGAAATTATTGAACAATTGGGAACACTGTTTAATCCTGCACTCGAATTACAAAGCACAGACAACTTCGTAGATTGGACTTCACTTACTGCTGTATTCCAAGACGGATTAAACTTCTCTAGTAGAAGCATTCCGCAAGGCACAGGAAACCCAATCGATGTCATGTCCTGGAAGTTCTATATGCCAGTTTGGATCACTACATCTTCAAAACTAAAGAAGATGGGAGTTATTCACAAAGTTATTGCAAGTATCTTTCAAGGAACAGCATTAGAAGATATGCAAGATGAAGATTTGTTGTTAGGTACTAGACAGAAAATTACTCCATATGGATATAAGCTATTACTATTGGGTAATTCTCTACAGTTATTACCTAATAATGAACCTTTTAATCCACCCAATGTTTCACTAGAACAACCTGCTAATCCTAATACAAGTTTGTATTGGTCAAGTCTATTAAACGTATATGGTGCAGTCAAGCCAGGTATCAGTCAAATTTGGTTGCAAAATCCATATATGGAAAATGATATTGTAGGAACTATTGTACCAGATCCAATGGATGATAGATATCTCATCTATAGTATCGACCCGGATACACTCCCACAAAATACATTGCCGCCAGTCAACAGTGTTATTAATCCGCAACTTACTGGACCTAACGCAGGATTGCCCGGACCTACTCCCGGAGTAAGATACTTAATTGTAGAAGATATTGGAACAGGTGGCGATAGCACTACTGCATGGGGCAGTTTAGTAGCAAATGCGAATGATATCATTGAATATGATACTGATTTAGGGCAGTGGGTAGTTGATTTTGATAGTATAGAAGCAACCGGTGTCGAATTTGTAACTAATCTGACAACCGACGTACAATATCGCTATGTACCATCTGATGGCATTTGGATGAAATCTTACGAAGGTTACTACGGAGAGGGCGATTACAGTATCGTCATCTAATATGTCAAAACAAGCTGCCGGCGTTTTCTTTTATAGTAAATCTACACAGAGATATCTTTATCTATTGAGGTCTGACCAGCGTAGTCCTACCTGGAGTATACCCGGTGGAGGCATCGAACAAGATGAAACTCTACTTGATGGTATTGAAAGAGAATGCAACGAAGAAATGGGATTCAGTACGGTAGATATTAAACTTATACCTATTCAAAAGTTTGTAAACAATAATTTTGTGTATCACACATTTTTCTGTGAAGTCGAAGAAGAATTCATTCCTACATTGAATGATGAGCATGTTGGTTATGCGTGGGTTAGAGAAGGACAATATCCGAAGCCTTTACATCCCGGATTATTTTCTACTGTGAATATTGATATTGTACTTGAAAAGCTGAATAGTCTTACTTGATTACATTCCGAGAAGTTTCTCTACAAACGGGAATCCAATTGCGCCTGCTAGAATGCCAGCTCCCATAAGCATCCATCTCCATTTTTCTAGAGCAGATACTTTCTTTTCAACCTTGTCGTGTTGTTCTTTATTTTCTTCTTGGAAGTTAGTAATTAGTTGCTGTGTTGCGGCGGCGTGGCCATCAATATGAGAACGCAAGTCCTTCAGGTCAGTTTTGATATCATCCATTTTTTCATTTAGATATCCATACTGAACCTGAAGGACTGCAATTTCTGTCTCAGTCTCTTTAATCTTTTGAACTGTAGAAGCCTGAGCCATCTTTTATTCCTTATGCGTTGCCGATTGTTACGATCGGATAAGGCTGACCAGCTGCTGCGTTTGCAACTGCTGCACTGTTAAAGCTTGAGTATGCTGGGTTAGCATTCTGCAATACAATGTTGCCTGTTGCAACTGGACCTGAAGTTGCAGTAAACAATTCAGCAGTGTGATCGCTCAAGCTCTGAACCTTAACAGTTCCTGAGTTAGCATAAGTTGCAGTGATAGTCATTGTGTTTGCAAGCAATGCTGTATTAGCAACGTTAGCTGTATAAACAGCACCAGTTAGGCCAGATGATGATCCAGTAACAAGATACTTCTGCTTGCCCTTTTGACGAACAATGTAGCCTGCTTCAGGTGTACCATATGTCAATGCAATTCCTGAAGCGTTAGCAGTTGCGTTTGCTGCAAAAGTAGCAAATTCTGCGTTAGCATTAGCAATATCATCAACGATACCGAGAATAGCACCATCAGTGTTATAAACAATAGTACCATCTGTTAGTGTGTTTGCTAGGTCAGTTCCAACACCATCAATGTTTGCACTATCATCTGCTACAGTAATAGTACCTACGCCTGTTAGACCAATGCATACGTTAGCAAGAACTTGCTTACCGTAGAGTGCAGTGTTACCACCGACTACTGAGTAAGTATTTGCGTTTGTTGCTGGCCATTGAGGACCAGTTGGGTTGTTGAAATACATGTCAACTGGAGCAACTGTAGTTGCAACTGTTTGACCAGTAGTTGCTGACAAATCAACCTTAGTTGAATCTGGGTTGGCATTTAGCGGTGTTGCAGAAACAGTGAATGTGCTGTTATTGCCTGCATTTACTACTTGAAGAATCCAGTAGAGTGTGCCGGCGATTAGTCCGCCAACGTTAGTTGCAGTTACGAATGGCATACCAGCAATGATGCCGAGATTAGTGAAGTTTGCTGAAGTTGTTACGATGTCTGTTGCAGCAGCGGTTGCAGTAATAGTTACGACTGCCTGTGCCTTTGCGATTTTTAGTGGTCTACCCATTTGTTTTCTCCTATGAAAAGCGAGTTCTAGTCGCTACGCAGTGGGTACTGCATAAGCTCTCCTCATTGAGAACGTTACAATGTATTTAGCTTTATTACGAAATTATTCGGTACCGGTAACAGCATGTGGCATGCCTAATTCTGTTACTGAGAAAGGAGCAGCAGTGCCGTTAGCAGTGATATAAGCAAGATAATTACCTTGCCCAACAATAAAACTATTGTCTACTGTGTTTGCAGGAATAACTTCACACGCTGTTACGTTTGCAGAAACACTAGAGTTTCCTACATTAATTGCGATTGCACAACCTGTGGTTGCAATGCGAATTTTGTCTGTTGCTAGCGGTCCTATTCTTGCACTTGAACCACTTGGCGTTTGAATTAATGATGCCATTTTATTATCCTTATAATCTTCCGACTGCTACTTCAATGACACCTTCATAGCCATCAAAGTCTTGTAGAGCTTTACCTATTACTGTACCCATAGCAGGGAATTGATTTGGTCTTGCAAATCCGTTGCCACCTGAAATGAGCATATCGCCCTTACTGATCTTGCCGCGAACCTTACACGGTATACGACCCTGTAGTGCTACGGCTGTTAGTAGTCCAGGGCATGTAGCGTTCATTACATATGCTGGGTTCGTAGAGACTACGCCGGCTACTTTACTTGTGCCGTCATCCGCAAGAGTAACTTCTTTATCTCCACCAAACATCAACACCGTGCCTGGTTCATAAG